AGGATGCATCCAGCAACAGACAACCAAATGAAATTGATGAGCTAAATGAAAGGCAACTTTCATATAACTTAGTATCCTGTATAGGATGCATCCAGCAACAGACAACCAAATGAAATTGATGAGAGAATGATGATAATTTTGCCTAATAAATATCAATCTAATCTTAAATATTCCAGCTGAAATATTTTAGGTTCGTTTGATGTCTATCATGCAAAAATAGTGTGTTATTTATGTTATTACAAATAAAAATATTTTTTTCAAGAAGCTATCAAAATATATCTTCTCTCTTCATAATATGATGATAAGCTAAAAAATATTCATGATTATTTATTTTTTTTCATAGGATTTTGCTGCAATATATATTTCCATTTATTATATTTATTTTCTGCTTGCAGTTTATGAAAAATGCTGTGATTGTGAAGGTTATACCCACCTATTTTATGCTGAGAAACGATTGAAGAAAGATAAATATAATTTGTAATGACATCAAACATTATCAAGGGTGTGAAATATGTCATTTTTACACTATAGGTATATTATTTTTCTCAAAGATATAAAGCTATTGTTTCTTATATAGTATAAGTTCAAACTACTCCACAAATGCTACGATATTTGATGTCAAGTATTCTAATTTTTGATTTGCTGTCTTATAGTTTCAGTTTTCATCTAAATACCTTGTATGTTGATAGACGGAGTGCATTACTTGTTCCATCTGCTTTTATTTTATCTCAGCAACAAAATAAACCAATATGTATTATAGGAGCTAATGGTGAAACAGGTAGAGAATGTGTTAAATTGTTAGCAGAAAATAAAAAATATGTCAGAGCAGTATCTAGAAAACCTGAATATGATTTTGATGCAGAGACTAAAAAATATATAGAACACATGCAGGTAGATATTAGAGACAGTTCAAAAATAGATGACATTGTAAAAGGAATGTCAGCTGTAATCTTTTTAGCCAATGCAAAAAAGAAATATAGGTATTTCAAAACTGATACAGAGCAGTTTCAAAATTATGAGGATATTGATATCAATGCTCTACAAAATGTAGCTACATCATGTATTAAAAATTCTGTTCCTAGACTAGTTTATGTTTCAGCATCTTGCCGGTCATGTCAAGTAGATTCAGGTGATATTGACAAAATAAGTGGCATTGAATGTGAAAATTGCATGACAAAACAAGCTGGTGAAAACATTCTTCGTAAAACTTACAAAGACGTTAAGAATGTTGACTATACTATTGTAAGAATTGGATATTTATTTAATGGAGATAATCGTGGAGCAAAAGAAATAGAGCTTAACCAAGATTTTACAAAATCTGGCATGATATCTAGAACTGATCTGGCGAATATTTGCATACAATCTGTCAGCAATCCATGCACTGCTAGGACTACTTTTGAAGCATACTATAGAGATACTACACAGCCATATGATGTTAAGGATAGTTTGCAAAAATGTACCAATTTAGGTAAGACCATCGAAGAGTGTTTCTTTGGTTCAGAATACAAAGATAGGAAGCCTGAGAGTATGGAAGAAGTCAGGAAAAAACCCATCAAAGGTAGTCTATTTACCACAGGGAATGAATATCAAGGTTCTGATTGGAATGAGCTTTTCCAAGACCTCAAGAAAGATAATGTTATTGACAAGTTATTGACAAACACACAAGTGAATGATTATGACCTCTATGATAACATAAAGTCAATGTAAAAATGATGCTTAAAATGTTTCAGGTAATCTTGGTACAACTTGCGGTGCTATGTCTCTCAATGGTATATCAAGAGGCACAGTAGGTCCTTTCAGTCCATTATGCGACTTTTGCAATAATTTTTTTTCAGTCTCCATTCCAGATAATGTATTCAATTCAAATGAGCCAAGCGTTACATCAATAATTTGAGGTTTTCTTTCTTCGCCTCGCAATGTAAATAGTTTTATTCTGTCATTTGGTCTGAAATGGTCTAGAGCATTCAGCAGGTCAGATGGTTTATCTATTGTATAATTTTCCAAACCAATGATAACATCCCCTAAAATATTTGATATATTCATAGATTTTAATTTCAATTCTTTTATATCCGTCTTCTTTCTGATACCAACTAGACCAGCTGCAAAAGCAGGCGAAGATGTAGGAACATCTAAAACAATGATACCTCTTTCAACATAAGGAAAGCCTGATTTCTGTGCTTCAAGCCGCGATGGCTGACGTTCTAAATATGCGATACCAAGGATAGCTCTTTGTATTGAGCCATTTTGCAGAATATCATTCACTGTATTGCTAATCATATCTACAGAGACAGCAAAGTTAACACCAGAAGACACACCCATTCCCATGGATGCTGTATTCATACCAATGAGTTTACCTGCAGTATCTACAAGAGGTCCACCTGAATTACCTGGATTGACTGCAGCATCAGTCTGAATGATGTCCTTAATTTTCCTTCCAGTAGGTGCAGTGAGTTCTCTATTCTTACCAGAAACAATTCCCATGGAGAAACTGTGGTCCTGACCGAAAGGATTACCAATTGCAAATGCATATTGACCGATTTTGATATCTTTGTTTGTTCCCACAGCAATAGGCTGTAGCTGCATCCCATCTGCAGAAGACACATCTATTTTGATAACAGCAATATCTTTATCTGGATCCACACCAGAAAGCTTGGCAATATATTCTTTTGTTTCTCCTTTCTTGTTAGTCAAAGTCACTAAAGCCTTATCAACTTTATTGATAACATGAAAATTGGTAACAATATGCCCTTCTTTGTCCCAAATAAACCCAGTCCCAACTCCTTTTGGGATATTTGTTGTATCAACTTCTAGTTTTTCAGCAATATTCTTGTATTCAGTGCTGATATAACAAACGGATGGTGTAAGTTTATCAAATAAATCAATATTATTTATTTCATCTACTGTAAAAGCATTCGCTACATTGTTAATGATAGGTATATTTGCCAAGAGAAGAGACTTTGCAACCATCTCTCTCCTATCCATTTGCATACTGATACTATTTCTAGTATTTCGCAATTGTGGTATAATAGGGTGAGTAAAAGCTTCTACAGCACTTAAGAGAGCAAGACTAAATAATATTCTATAAACTTTCAGCAACATATTATTATCTATATTATGATGATAAAACTTTATATGTATAAAAAAAGAGCATATACACCCTTGAAGATTTAAAATGAGATATTGTATGTCAAAAAAATCTAAAAGGTTAGTTCATTTCAGAACTATGTATATTTTGGTTCTGTTAAAGCGACAACTTTAACTGAAGTATTACTTTATTATGTTATCTACATAAATATTTAGGTCTTTCCTTTTTATTTATTATATTTTTTACTATCCTAAATATATTTGTAGCTCCATTTACATCTCTATTCCACACAGCATTACATTTTTTACAAATGAGTGCCCCATGTACGAGAATATTACCTTTCTTATAAGGTTTAGGATTTTCTCTTGTTATAAACTTTTCGCATTTTCCTTCACAGCATTTAGAGCACATACAACTTGTTCTATACTCATCAACTAGATATACCTTATAACCATTCTCTCTAAAAAGCTTCCTAATACCTTTACCCTTTGTTGGTTCTTTATATTTCATATGTTGTTTTTGTTCCCAATCTCCAAACGCTATTATTACATCTTCTTGAGTACCAAAAACCTTTTTGAACTTATTTATCATTTTATGTTCGTGCTTTTTCTTATTGATATAAGCATTTAATTTAAGCTTTCTAAAGATGAACCTTTGATAGAAAGAATAAACCTTATGATTAAGTAAGCTTTTTGCTTTGATGTATTCTTTGAAAGCATTTATGTTAAGAGTTTTTCTGTTCAACTTTGAAAGCTCTGTTTCATGTTGTATTATGCTTTTTCCATCTATTTTTTCTTTCTTGAATTGCAATATCAACTTTGAATACTTCTTTAGTTTGCATTCTTTTCTTCTACTATCTTGTGTATATCTGAACTCATTAGCATCTTTGTCATCATTATCAACACAATAAATAATATCAGACATTCCAGGATCTATTGCAACTATTTTCTTATTTTTGATACTACTATAATCTTTCAGTTCATCTATATATTGCTCTGTGTTAAGACTTAATTTAGCGCTTGGTATTCTTTTACCAATCATATCATTCCTTAACATTAGAATAGAAGCACTTACCCCATCTGTTTCAATCATATGATGAAAAGAGTATTTAGGTTTATTGAAACATTTTCTTTCAGTTCTAAAGAAGAAGTTCCATATTTTATCTTCATTCTTCTTTAAATTGCCTTCTGTAAGATAATTATGTTTTTTACCTTGTTTATCAGTAAATAAAAGATTTACTAATGTTGTAGTATCCAATTTGATTGAATGTGGTATGATATCATTACGCATGGGAAAGACATTATAAATCATAACTCCTTCTTTTTCAACCTCTTTCATCATTCTTATCATGCAAGATAAATATTCTTGAGGAGTGCATTGTAAGTCATAATACAAATTGTCTTTTTGGTATTTTTCCTTATTAGGAGTTATGTAAACCTTTACTTCTTTAATCCAACTATGATATTTTTCATCAGACTTATAGACATTTGAAACATCTAATATATCAAGCTTTATTTTTCTCAACTGCCTACAGAACTCATTTATTAAGTTTGTTTGAATTCCTGTATCAATATGTTCTTCTTTTATCTGTCTAATCATATCCTTCTTTTTCCAAACTACATTAATGTATCTTTCTACATATTCAACATAATGCAATTTTATGTTATTCTCATACATAGTAATGAGACTTATTGTAAGGTATTCTAATACATTATTGAGGTGTGTATAACCTAATGCTTCTTCTTGAATGAAAGGCTTGAAATCAGTATTGTAAAATGCCATTAATTGTTCCTTCAGCTCTTTTACTTCTTTTTTAGGAGGTCTTCCATTTATTGTTTCCTTGCACATTATCTTCATACAAGAATTAACAAATAGTCTATCAATAGCAGGTAATGAATTATTCTTTTCAAAGTAGTCTAATAAATAAAGCTTCATAAACATTAATGTATTGATAACAATCTTATTACATCTTACTACAGCACTTGTAATTTTAGGTATATTGATTTCAGGATGCTTCACAATATGCTTTAATGGCACTTTGACACATTTGAAATAGTCTAAATGCTTGTCAGGAGGCTTTTTATCTCCAAGAGAATTCATAATTATATTTAAGTTTCTATTCTTTAAGTACATTTTTATTTTCAATAATCTAACGCCAAATAGATTATACATAGGAAAATAAGAAAAATTGATACTTTATATAAAGTTTTGACAACATTATGATATAATATCTGAATATATCTACTTGCTTCAAGAAAGAGAGTTCATAACCACGAAACAAAACATTTACAAATTGGATTACAAACTTGCTAAATTGTTTGCTTCCTGTGAAAAGTTTCATACACATAACAAATGATAAATGTGGAGAAAAAATACCAAACAAGTATAACAAAGATATCAGATTGATAATAATTAAATATAATTCTGATATCAATAGACAAGTTGCTAAATTACAGCAATTAGGTTATAAAAATATAATTATTATGAAAAACCATCACAACAATATTCCAATAGCATATAATAACTTTGTTTCATCAAATATGGTGAAAATTAAACAATTGTCCGAAGTTCATACTACAAAGGATAATCATTATGATTGTTTATATATACCATATGAAGTATTTGATGCTAAAAGATTATTGCTTAATAATTTCCTAAAATGGTGTTGTGAATGTTAATATTGTTATTTCAAAACAAAAACATATCTCTTACTCCTAACATCATTTCCATATATTTTCAATCTACAATCTTGCACTGATATATCATATTTCTTTTTACATAATTGTTTGATAATTGATAAATAAGGTCTTTTTGCTTTATTAGGTTCTGATGCTCCTATGACGGTAGAAAAACTAAAGAAATTTCTTATTTCTGGTATCATATCCATAATTTTATTTTGTTTTTCAATATCATTATCCAAATCATATAATGTTATACTATAATTTTCATCTAATTGTAATATGTCTATAATCTTTTCTATTATTTCTTCTTGTTCTTCTCTATACAAGATGCTTTTTAAGTTCATAGTTATTCTATTATATCACTTAATCCTTATAATTCTTTAGTTTTCTTTTTAAGGTTGATTGCTTTCTGATAAGGTTTTTGAATGCCTCTTTTTTGTAAGCATAATAAAAATAGTTAGCATATTGTGATGTTCTAATTTTACCAATAGCCTTTTTGATTGCTTTGTTTAATTCATCATATTTCAAAAGTCTTTTATTAAGCTTGAGATAATGCTTAAGCTGACTAAAGCAGTTCTCTATTGCATTTACTTGTGGATTATATGGAACTGAAAATAAATATTTATTACCACTATTGATAATTGCTTGTTTTACATAATCATTATTATGACTACCTGCATTATCTAATATGATAAGGTAATTTTTGTATTTGTTAAATACATTTTTCTGTAAGAACTCTACAAATCTTTCTTTTGTAGTTCCACCCTTTTCATACAGCTTATATCCTATACATTTAGAGCTTGAAATAGCACATAATAATGTAAAGCTTTTGAAAACATAGTTATCATCTGACCTAACAATACATCTTTTGCCAAGATAACATCTACTATATTCTTTTATCATAGTAGGTTGTATAGCAGTTTCATCCAAACAAATTATTTTATTGATAGGATACTTTCTTACTTCATCATAAAAACTTCTTAAATCTTCCTTCAGATTGGTTGGAGTTTTATGTCTAATTTTTGGATAATGTTTATGTTTAGTTCTTTTTCTAGTGATGTTATTATCTCTTATGACTTTACCTAAATGTTGAGAAGTAATATTGAAGGTTTTGTACTTCTTCTGAACTTTTGAATGTAATTCTTTCATAGTAATCTGTTCGTTTTTATTTAACAAACTAATAGCATATTGAAGATGTTGTTTAGTGATTTTGTAAGATATAGGTTTTCTGTTTTTTCTTTGTAATGTTTTTATCATCTTGTATTTTTTACCATCTATACAAAGATTTAGGAGAACAATTAAAGATATGACAAACTTCATCCAAGCTACTCTTCTTACCTTTCAAATAGTATTTAACAGCAGTTTGTTTGTAATCAGTACTTTTATGTTTAGACATTCTAAATAAAGTATATAAAAATGTCTCATTTTAAATCTTCAAGGGTGTAAACCAAAGGCTATCATAATACTCAGGATGCAACTTCTGAAATTTATATTATTATCTATTCTATGTTCTCTTTCGTCTGCTTTCAATCAACACGTGATAATCAAGGGTACACCTCCAATATCACGCAGAAATATTTGTACGCTTATTGGTGCTTATATCATGGTTCCTAAGAATGTTCGGGCAGAAGAAGAGAATAGACCCTTGACACCAGAAGAAATGCAAGAATACAATAGACTACTAAAAGATGCTGAAAGAATAAAGGCCATCATAGATGCAAATAAAAAATCTTTGATTAGTGATGATGAAGAAAATGGCATCAAGAAATATTGGGGGCAAAAGAAACAGAATGCTACAAAACTTACCTAATTTACAAAAAATGTTCTATTGCACTGTGATAATTCATAAAATTGATATTTCTTTCTTTAAGATAGTGCCAAGGTAAGATAACCATGGCAACTGAAACAGACGCTTTTGTAAATGATTTCAACATATGCTGTAGCATAACTAATGATTTCAGATATTTAGATGATATCATCAAGAAAAATGAGTATGTAAAAAAATGTACCTCAAACAAAGCAAAAGATTTCAATTCACTTTCTTATTTGATAGATAGAGAATTATCACAATCAGACTGTATCAAGATTGGTACAGGCATAGAAAAAGTATTGAGAGATGTTATTCTTGATAAAAACAAAAGCTTATCAGATATCAAACAGCAAAATGAAAAAGGGAAAAAAGAAAAAGACCATTTGTTTTGTTGTGAAAACACAAAAACAGTCTATTATGCAGAATTGAAATCTAATCTATATCTTGATACTGAAAAATGCAAATCTACATCTCAGAAATGCAGTGATATTGTAAAAGAGCTGCAAGTTTTGTACCCAGAATATACAATAGAAATGTATCTTGTAGGATTGAGATATTGTACCCAAAATATGATGCCTAAACAGGTATGTAAAAAATATGAATGTATCAAAGATAATGTTGTTGGAGTAGATGAATACTTGCAAAATCTAGGTGCTTGTATATCTTTTGGTAATGAAAGCAACTATAAGAAATTTCTTAACATGTTAGCATGTGAAATGTTCTCTATATCTAATAGTTCTTAATTACAAGATGCTTGGTGTTTATTTCATCCCCTATTCTTTTACCATATAATTTGAACTTATATGCCTTATCATATTCATCTACAATATAATCTTTGTAAAGATTTACAATGAAATCAGTTTTACCAATAATCATAAGGCATTTGTTTTTTGTTTCCTTGAAACATTGTGCTAATTTTTCCTGGTCTGCTTTTCCAAACTGACAGTATCCATAATCTGTGAATTCACTATCATAAGGAGGGTCTAAGAACATAAATGTATTTTCATCATTGTAATTATCAAATATGTATTGATAAGATTGATTTAGTATTTCTGTTCTAGCCAATAATGAATGGTAGTTTTCATTCAACAAATCTGAGTAATTGATCTGCTTATATTTACCAAATGGTATATTAAATTTTCCGTCTTTGTTATATCTCAACATTCCTCTGAAGCAAGTTTTGCGTTGATAATAAAACCTCTGAGCGTTTTCTAAAGGGGTAGTGACTTGCATATGATCTCTAATTCTATAATAAGTAGTTTCATCATTAGCATTTGCTTGCATAAAATCGTAAATATCCTTTGCATATCCACTACCAATGCTTCTATACAAATCTACCAAGTCATTGTGTATATCATTTATAACTGCCCGTTGTGGTGAGAGATGGAAATATACGGAGCCACCACCAATAAATGGTTCAATATACAAATCATATTCTCTTGGAAAATATTTTTCAAATGTCTTGATTTCATCTGACTTACCACCACTCCATTTTATCAAGGGTTTAAGATGTATATGTTGGTTTGTAATATTATTTACAAGCTCTATAAGCTCTTCTTTTGTTTTTTTACTATAGTTTTTGATACCATGTTCTTTGCATTTTGCAATCAAATCTTGTCTATTCATCTGATACTTATTTATGAGTATTTATCATATCATTTTTTTATATTGTGTAAGGTTTTGGTAAATGTTTTCATATAGGAACTGACTTGATACAACCCTTTTCATCTATAAACCAGTGCTTAGGCTTAATGGCCTTGTATATTTCAGCAGCTCTCCATTTATTCTCATTATCATACACATGAAGCAACTCTTGCTTGTTTTGTATTATATCATCATTGAAGCCATATTTTTCATAAAGCTTATCAAAGACAATGTCAATTACTTCATAGAAATTCATTGCTAATTGTTGATAAAATCATATTTTATCATGGTCTCATTTTTTTGTAGATAATAGTATATTATTTGACAAATATATTTACATACAGAAGCAAAAAGATCTGAATAGAGGTATCATGGAATGCTAAGAGAATGTATAGATATATCCCTTGAAAGTATATCATAGACATAAAAAAGAGTACATAATTGATTTATTTTTAGATTTTCAGAAAGTTTTTGTAATTTGTATTTTTAACTTGATTATGTACTATTTTTATAATGTTATATAGAACTATTACGCTACTATTGCTTTACAGTCTCAAAATACCTACATAGAGATATCATGGAATGCTAAGGCAACTTTCAGAAGTATACATAAAAAAAAATATCATATGCCTAAAAAACATAATAACCTCATTTAGTAGTTTGTGAGAATAAAAGGACAATACCAATGATAATAAATAAAAACCCTAAAAGACCTTGCCAAGTCAGTTTTTCATCCAAGAAATAATATGATAATATAAGTGTCACTACAGGATATAATGATGTTATGATAACCACATAATTCACATTATCGGTATGTTTCAGTGCATAGAAATACATAGAACTTGCCAAGAAGAAGCCTACAAATGATGTCAATATAATGATAACAATATAATCTGTATATTGCATGTCTTTCAAGACAGTATCATAATGAAACAGATAGATGTATATCATTGTTGACACAAAATAAACAATTGCTGATATAACCATTACAGTATGATGAGAAACAGTCTTTGTTATAACTCTGATGACTAATGGACTAATACCTGATAACAAGGCTATGAATAAGGACAACAGTAAAATAGATACATTCATCTTTTATTGGTTATGAAGAATTATTTTTTATGGCATATGATACACATCCATCATTTGCTAAATATGCAATATGGTATCCATTTTCATAGCAAAACTCATCAACTGCTTTCTTGACACCAAAATCATAATGGTTATTTGTTTTCGCATAGTTCATGGAATAATCATGACCGCATATCCATCCACCTTTCTTTACCAATTTCAATGCAAGCATAAGGTCGTTTTTCACACCTTCATAAGAATGATCTCCGTCTATATATATCATATCAAGTGTCATTGGTTCTATATCAGCATCCATAATGTTTCCTGATGTTTTCCTGATGATTATTATATTAGAATTACTGATATATTTGCTGCTAACATATTCATACATGTCTTTACCATTATAAAATATCACATTATTACCATTTTGGTCTCCAGAACATATACTGATATTTTCCCAAGGGTCTACTAAATATAGACGACTTGGTATAAAATTTTGCAAAAGATATTGTGCATATTCTCCTCTAAAAACACCAATTTCAGCTATTACAGGATTTTTAGGTAAATCCAATACTTTATGGAATTCTTCGCGTGTATCAATATGTTTAGGTTGTAATGAGTAATATCTGTGAAACTCCTGCATATAATGATATTTCAAGTTATAATCTGCAAACATATTGATAAAATGGTTAATAATGTTTTTGTCAGTAATATAGCCTCCTACGCGACATAAATAAGTATATTTGGTCAGAACATTATTTATTAGATTATTTCTGTTAAAGTAATCATTCATATAACGCTGATCGTAAAAGTCATATTGATACCCGTTTGTTTTATCTATTTCTGACAAAACATTATTGAAGTGAGTTTTCATTTCTTTTGATGCATAAAAGGCGAATTCTCCGCCATTAAAAGGATATATATTATTATCTGTGAAAAATACTATGTCTTGTATTGTATATGGTCTATCTTGTCTTGAAAAATAGACAGCACTATTATCATTTGCATTATACATATCTCCAAGTTTTTCATTACATACATATAGTGTATTTTTATTAGTCACATTATTCATTATTTCTGCCAAACTACCTGATATAATAATATCACAATCAAGATGTAGAACCTTTTCATATTCATGAATTTTTTCGAAATTGAAAACCTCCAGTTTTCTTCTCAATATGCATTTTATATTTGGATTGGTTTCTGTAATATAAAAATGTTGCACATGTAAATATGTGGCAACATTTTTATAATTTTTATCACACATGACAAGAATATCAAATATGTCATTTTCTTTGTTTTCTCGAATTGATTTAATGCATAATTCTAATAATTTGACATAGCTAGGGTCACCGCCTATAACAAAATATAAAAGGTATTTCATGATAATTATATATTGAGTTTGCCCTTTATATGGTGGTGAAAAATGATTTAAGAACTGGTTATATAATATAATAAAAATGAAACTTTGTCAGATTGTGCTCTTGCTAAATTCTCTTGTATCCACTGTTGCTTTTAGCACCTTGCCTACAGCTATGAAACTTAGAACTACTTCATCTCCGAATTCTTGTTATATGAATATGAATACTGATGTGAATAGACGAGATATTTTTAAGTTTCCTATGAAAACTGCATCAACTATGGCTGCTATTACTTCTTTTGGAGCATTCTTGAGCCTTCCTGATAAGTATGCAAATGCAGAAGAAGAGGCTGATGATCTTTGGACTAAGCATAATGGGCCTTATTCAGAGAATGATTTGGGCGAATATACTAAGTTGGAGTCTGGCCTGCTTTTTAAGGATGTTGTAGTAGGAAAAGGCCAAGAACCAAAAGATGGTTATATTGTATCAATTAGTATGGTGGGGTACATTTTCGAGACTGGAGAGAAGTGGTGCAATACATACAAAGGGATCCCTTCATATCAATCATCCGTCAGGGCTGGTGTTCGCGAAAATCAGAAGTTTATGAAGGGTCTCAACGAAGGTGTAAAGACAATGAAGAAAGGAGGTAAGCGTATCCTGGTTATTCCTGCATACTTGGCTTATAGTTATACAACCATTTTCTCAGAGAAAAATCCTGAAGTTCCTATCATTCCTGGAGGTTCCTCACTTGTATGCTATGTAGAAATGCTTGATTTCAAGCCTTTGAAATAATATGTTCTGATATTCACATAAAATTAGAAAAAATGATAATCAAGTTATATTATTATATTCAGGTAAGCCAGACTTCCTCAAACGCGAACAAATATGCCTTTGACCTTCGAAGAGATCCAGAAACTCTGCAACAATTTCATGAATGAGAGCGACACCATCATTGGGATGGAGAACAATTGGACTGATATGATGATAGATAAAATGGACCTTGATGCTTCCAAAGAAGACATCATGCAAGCACTGAAAGTCTCTACATGTGAACGTGTAATTTCAGTGCCTGTAAAGTTTGTATATAATGGCGAAGAAGAAGATACTAATGTGTATGTTGCGATCCATGATGGATATATCATGGTTAGCACACAGGAGCGCCTTCTGTAAATATACCAAGACTTACATATTTCAAAACCTCAAAAAAAACAAAAAAAACTTTTTAACATTTATTTTTATGCATAATAAATATATTATTATAGAAAAAAGCTATCCTCATAAATCCCACTCATCCTTTGTTCCTCCAGCATAAGACTTAGCAAAGCCTTCAGTAATCATTAGGTCATTGATGTTTATGTTATTATAATTCACAACAACTAATAGTCTGCCATACTTGTCGAAATCTTGGCAAGTTATTTCTACTATTTTTCCTAATATTTGTTCTCGCAAAAAATCCCTTGCTTTGATTGCCTGTTGTTTTTCAGCTGCATTTTTAGATTTCATCTCAGGTGTATCTATACCATTTAGCCTGCAATTCCATTTGTAAAACGTTCCAGCAAATTTAAAGACAACTGTGATAGTATCTCCATCATATACACTGATAACTTTTGCATGATATTCATGTGTATTTAGGGAAAATTTGGGAGTTTTACTACAATCTAATTGTATAAGCTCTTCTGTCTCAGAAATCATGGATACACTATATAGATATTATATTTCTTAAATATAGAAACATACTGTATGGATAAAATCCCGAAAGAGGCCTTGTGTATTAGAAACACAAGTTCGTGGGCTAATGTAAAAGCAGAACATAAGTTTGATTCACCAAAGTTCAATAAAGAGCTTGTTTTGTCGCAGATACCAATGATGTCACCAAAGATTGATGCTCTTCTTGAAAAAATTAGATTATTAGATGATGAAGATTTAAGAAGCTATGGCAAATATTTTAAGCACATTATTTACAGCGATGTAAGCGGTGTCAATGGCGCCAAGATGATTGCTTCAGCACTTATAGCAAATGGCTTTACACTCGTTTATAATAATGGCTTGCAATTGAAGAATGATAAACTTGAAAGAAATAAGACTTTTGGTCTTCTTACAACGTCTACTGTATACAAAAAACCACTACCAGTACGATTGAAGAAGAACATGATGCTTCGTATGAACGAACGTCCTGTAAATATTAATGGGGAAAATATGAGAATTGTTGTGCTAGACCCTGGTTTCAAGGAAGGTATTGATGTCTTTGATGTAAAGTATATGCATCTGTTAGAGCCCCTTGTGACAAAAGCAGAGCAAACTCAAGTGATTGGCAGAGGAACACGATTTTGCGGTCAAGCTGGTCTCCCTTTTATACCTAATAAGGGTTGGCCTTTGCATGTCTACAGATATAACATGATGTATGACGAAAATACAAACGTACATGAGTTGTATCTGAAATATAGTAATCAGAATATCAGTGCTCTTAATTTTATAGCAGATTTGGAGGACCTTGTAATCACAAGTGCAGTGGATTTACCACTAACTGAGAAAATTCATATGCTTGACAAAAAAAATAACAGGTTTTATAATTTAATGAAGACTGTCAAAGCAGGTTTGAAGAATAAATCACCCGTAGCAAAACCAGTACGCAAAGATTTCATTCGAATTGTCAGTAATATTAGAGGTAAGATATACACAAATGATGAAAGATTGGATTGTAAGAAAAATTGTAAAGGACCACTTGAATTGGCTCCAAATGCTATATTGATAATTGCTGCTATTCATTTAGATAAGCAAGAGTTAATTTATCGTCTAGAACAAAAGTTCGCCAAACCCTTGCTATGTCCTTATATAAGTAGAATGCCTGAATATTGCTCTGCTATCAATCAGTTATGGATGAGCCCCTTGCGTTTCTTAAAACTTTATAAAGAAAGGATTGTAAGTAATTTAAATTATTATAGACGTGTCATGAGAATACATGAAGATAATTATAATAGTGCTATGATATTTATAAATCAATATTCAGAGGAAAAAGTTAAGGAACCTACTATTGTTTATCCTGCTGTTCCTCCTCCTATCAAGATGAACTATCTTGATTTACAGAAGTACGTTGAGAAGCATTTTACTCCTTATGCATGGGAAGAAGTTGAAATCAAGAACAAATGCATACAAGATAGTACTGATGGTGATAAATCAAAGAAGAATTATGAGATTGTCTCTTTCACTAAGACACAGGGCTTCGTCCAAAACTTCTTGACTCCACAGTCTCCATACAAAGGGCTATTTTTGTATCATAGTGTTGGTTCTGGAAAGACTTGTTCTGCTATTGCTACTGCTACAAATACATTTGACAAACAGGGCTACACTATTTTGTGGGTAACTCGCCATACCCTCAAAGAAGATATTTGGAAGAATATGTTTGATAAGATTTGCAATATTATTATTCAAGAGAAGGTCAGAAAAGGTGAAAAGATGCCTGCATCTCGTGCTGAAAGAATGAAATTATTGGGTAATAATTGGCTGCAACCCATTTCTTACAAGCAGTTTACGAATCTCATCAAGGGTAAGAACAAATTTTATCAAGAAATGGTAGCTAGAAATGGTAAAGATGACCCTTTCAAGAAAACACTGGTAATCATTGATGAAATCCACAAGATATATAGCAATTCTTTGTCTGCACTTGAGAAACCTAACCCGGATGTCTTACAACAAATGATACAGAATTCTTTTAATAAGTCTGGCAAATATTCATTAAAATTATTGATTATGACTGCAACACCTATTACAGAAGACCCTATGAGCTGTGTCAAAATCATCAATCTATTATTGCCAACTGTAGAACAATTCCCAGAAAATTTTGAGAAATTTAAAAATGAATATTGTCAAGATAATGGTCTATTTACAGATAGTGGTGCTATCAAATTTATGAATAATGTCGCAGGACTGATATCTTATATTGATAGAAGTCAAGATCGCTCTAGTTTTGCATACCCTATTATTGATGACATTATGTTGCGTATTGATGATGAAGCAAGATCCTTTGCTACATATCAAGGTCATAAAGATAAACTTAAAGAACTTGAAGAACAGTTGGAGATTGAGACTGAAAAGGATGGTAAAAAGGCTCTTAAAGCTCAAATAAAGGATGTAAAGAAGATGTTGAAGGCTGCTGAAAAGATGAAAAATGAACCTCATAATGTTATTGATTATATCAACAATTGTTTGACAAAGGATAAAAAGAAAGGGAAAAAAATAGATGAATATGTAGATTCATTATCATCATTTAGAACAAAATCTTTGCATAGATCGGTTGGTAAGTCTCCAAAAAAGGCTGCTAAAGGTCCAAATAGTTGTCCTCCTGGAAAAGTAAGAAACCCTCTTACAGGAAGATGCATAACACCGAAGGAACCAAAGCAGCCTAAGGAACCAAAGCAGCCTAAGCAGCCTAAGGAACCAAAGCAGCCTAAGCAGCCTAAGCAGCCTAAGCAGCCAAAAAATGGAAGATAAAAGGCCCAAAGAGTTCAAGTAGTGCCCTATGGAAAGGCTTATATTATGGATGATGCAGGTAAGAGATATGATACAGATATATTTTAGAGAACTTATTGTCTTTTTAGCTGCGTTTTATTGATTGTAAGAATTATGAATTATTGTATATAGAAATGTATTCCTTATTATACTCCTTGCTGATTACCTTGGTTATATTTGGTGTAGCACATTACATTGAAAGAGGAAACATAGAACAGAAGGGTGAGGTATATGATATGCAAAAACATCTAATTACAAGTAGCAATGCAATTCTGTTCTTTATGATATTTATAACATCATTTGTACTAGTATATTTTGCATTTGATGATGGAGATTTGTTGACATCCCTTGGTATTTACGAAGACGACCACAAAAGAATCAATATTAAAGACCCTGTGTATGATGTTAAGAAGAACAATACTATTGATCCAACAATATTAAAGAGGATTAACGACCCTCTTAAGTATGGATTTGAACCTTATAGTGGTGGTTCTGACATGAGCTCATCAGATGCCAGTGACGCAAGTGACGGTAGCGACGGCAGCGAGACATCATCTTCAGATACCTCTAGTGAATGCAACAGTGAATAGTGTGTATGATATATAATATTATTTTTGTGTATTATAATATAAGTTATGAAACTAGAATTGAAAAAATTTGATCCTTCTAGAATTAAGAGCGATTCTGTTGTTGTTTTTATAGGAAAAAGAAATACTGGTAAGAGCTATTGTATGAAAGACATTTTGAACTATCATCGCGATATTCCTGTTGGAGTTGTGGTGTCACCTACAGAAAGGGCAAATGGATATTTTGAGAAGTTTATTCCAAAGATGCTTATATATGATGAACTGGAGGAAAAAATTGTCAGTAAGTTTTTGACAAGACAGATTAGTATAACTAATGAAAGGAAGAAAGAAACTGCGAAACACGGGAGTTCTTCAATTGATCCTAGAGCTTTTTTAATATTAGATGACTGTATGTATAATAAGTCAGCAATGACTGATAAGAATATCCGATGTATATTTATGAATGGAAGACATTACAAAATATTCTTTTTAATTACAATGCAACACGGGCTGGGGTTGCCACCCGATTTAAGGTCTAACATAGATTATGTATTTATTTTTAGAAATAATATTGTCAAAGAACGGGAAAAAATATATAACCATTATGCTGGGATGTTTCCGACATTTGATGTCTTTAATCAAGTCATGAACCAATGCACTGAGAACTTTGAATGCCTTGTAATAGACAATAAAGTACAATCGAATAATATTTCTGACATCGTTTTCTGGTACAAAGCACAGGAAGCCAATTTCAAAATGTGTTCTAGAAACCTTTGGGAAATGCAAGCTTTACAAGACCAGAGAGATGCTATGGGTTTGACAAATGAAGAAGATGATGATTGTGAAGATTTTGACCCGGGTGTTTTCACGAAGAAGAAAAACGCCAGACTGATAAAGGTAAAGAAACACTAAGAATTACAATGTCAAAGCCTTATCAAATATTTGCAAGCATGTATCATTGCAATAGAGACCACATATGTCGCATCGCTTTAGAACTATTTTGCATTTCGTGCAGATAAATGTCAGTTGCGAATATATAATATGGTCCTTGCAATAACAGCTATAACAGATTAAGGACTTCTGCATTTCAATATAATATTAACATTACAGTAATAATCAATTTTTATCTTTACATATACTATATATTAGTGTTGAGTTGATGTTAATTAATATTTTATCTTCATAAAAAAGTATATAAGTATTATAGGTATTATATTAAAATATACAAATGAATGTTATTTTGGAAAATGAACAAGAGCATAATAATTTACTGGAATATTTGAATAATACAGTAATCAATGATAATGATGAAGAAAGACAATTTAGAAAAGATTTTTATCAAATATTTTTTAATACTTCTAAATACATAGTACATAGTACAACCATTAGAAAGTGGATATTGTATAGTGAAAAATGTTCGTTTAAAAGATTTTTCACACAGTTTTTGAAAGCTGAAGAACATTACGCTATGTATAAAATAAAACACGCTGATGAATATATTTTTACTATGAATGCATTGAATAAAATCCTTATCAAATATGATGATGAACTTAAATTATATAATTATTTATTAGGTTTAGAAAGGGCTATTAAAGACTATTATATAATTTATAAAGATAAATTACATATGTTGGAAAAACAAAAAATATTAGGTGAAAAACAGATAAATAATGATAGCAGAAGAGCAGTTATTTATATTTATAATATTGATACAAGAGATTTGAATAGAAAACCAATACTCAAAATAGGTCTTACAGAAAATATCAAAGAACGAATAAAAACATATGCAACATCACATCCTCATGGTTCATTGATATACCAAGAAGAAATACCTAAAACCTGTTTAAAAATAGCTGAAAAATGTTTACATTGTCTTTTAACTGAATCTGGATTTTTGGTTAAATCAGAATGCTTTGAGCTGTCTGTAGATGAAGCCATATTATGGATTAAACATGTTAAAAATATGTTTAAGATCACAAAAGACAAAAATAGGTATACCAAATTATCGGCTATGGTAAACATAACAACAAATGTCATTGACAATGTAGTATGCGAAAAGAAGGTACTACATTATGATGTTTCCACACAAACTGATGCTGTAGTAGAAGAAGTGCAAGCATATACTGAAGATGAAATACAGCCTCTTAGAATAATTAAAGAGCCTCCCACTAATATTGGAAGCTTCAACAGATTTATTGAAGAATGCTGTATCATAGATAAGGAAAAAGATGTGTCTTCTGTAGATATTATTGGAGCATATCGCATATGGTCTCAAAATGCTGATAAAGAATCTTACCATAGTTTGTTAGATTATCTGAAAGACGTATTCAAGCCAATCAGACTACAATTACAAAATAGACAGAATGTAGTCAATGGTTTTCAAGGTATATGCCTGAAAGCAGAAGAGCCTTTTACATTACCATTAGTACCTTCTAAATATGACATGTTTGTATATAATAATTGTAGTATTATCCCTAGTGGTAAGGTACTTTTTGCAGACATGAAGAAAGTATATATTGAATGGCAAATGAAATTAAACGACAATACTGAAGTGCCTGATAGTGAAATCAAAGAACTAAAAGAATATCTGAATAACTTCAAAAAAATATTGAAGGCCAACGTCTGGACCCATACAGGTAACGGTAGTGGATATTATGGTATTATGTTGAATCAAGACATACCATATAAGACATCTATCACATCATCAACATCGAAAACTGTCGAAAAAATAAATATTGCAACAAATGAAATTATGAATACATGGACTACAATAGCCAAAGCTGCTGCTGCTGAAAACATAAGTGCAGCAAGAATGAGTAGGATATGTAAGAGTAGAGAAGTTATCAATGATTCATATTATTTTAGGGTCAAATAAAAAATATATAAAAAATTGCCACTATTTATGAAATAACAAAAAATGGACCCTTACTATGGTTTATATATTGCTTTGATGTCATTTGCTTTCACAGAATGCTTCATAAAACCTCTATGTTTGCCAAAAAGAATTATTGGATTGCAATTGGCTAAACATAATTTTCAAGATATAGGGAAATCATTATCAGTTGCTGATAAATATTTCCTAATCCATTCTCTGATAAATCATGTTGAACTAAAGAAGAATGCACTTCTGATAGATTATTGTCAGAAGAACTTGAATTATACCAACGTGGCACATATAACTACATCATCTGACCTCGATTTTATTATCAAGAGACATTCACAGAATGCAACCACATTGGAATTGTTTGACATCATTGACGCAAATGCAAAATTAACTGATTGTTATGTCAAGGTATTCACATTGGATAATATGAAAAAATAATCCCGTCTATTTGGTACATAATATTGTAGTAATTATATTTGTCATGATAGCAGGTGGTATACTGTCGTGCAAAATTGCTATTTCTTTTTTTGCCTTCAATATTGATATATAATGCCTTGATTTATTTTTATAATGACATTTCAATGTTATCTGATTGGTCTTATGTCGCAAAATTATTTTTTTCCTATACACCTCTATTTTGATATTTTTATGATCTATATGTCTGAGAAAGTGCATGGAATGCTTGAAAAAATAATGTGAAGAATATCCTTTGTTATGGATGAACTCTTGCAAAGAAATCTTGTAGTCTTTCATATTGTCCTATTTTATGTTTCTAAAAAAAACTAGGTTTCTTGGATGATTTTGGTAAATCATTTATGAAAATTTCTTTAACATCTGATATATTACTTATAGCAGTAGCAATGCTAGCTACGCTAGCTACGCTTTTAGCATCATCATCTTGCTCTAGAAAGTCCTTTTCATGTATGTAATCTTGTGTTGTTGTAGGTGAATGATAAGAGTTCTTATCTTCAGCCTTAGTATCTTCTTCATAATCATGGGATGCCATAAATGTATCTTCCTTTTCATTCTTCTGAAGGTTGTAAGTGTCATCAGCCTTTTCTTGCATATCAAATGTGGTTTCTTTATCAAGTGATGATATCTCTTGATTGTTGTTATCTTCTTGATTGGCATGTGTAAACATTTGACTTTGGTTTTCATTATGGTATCCATCATTCGCTCCTATATTATCTTTATGATTTATTTCAGGAACTTCTAAACATTCATTTAATGCAACCTGTTCTTCCTCTTCTTCATCATCCTCACTTTCCTCTTCACTTTCCTCTTCACTTTCCTCTTCACTTTCTTCATCATCTTCACTATCCTCTTCATCTTCTCCACTTTCTTCTTCATCTTCTTCACTTTCTTCTTCATCATCAGAGTTATTCTCACATGCAACAGGACTTTTAGTAGAAGATTTCTCATTGAACTGGCTGACATTATCTGTTAGGTTCTTTTCAATCTGCAGGAAAATTTCTTCAAATGGAATGAAATCTCTGAATGTCTTCTTAATAATCCGTCTGATATTTTCCTCTATAATATTGAGGTTATTTTGATACTCTGCATTCTTTATATTGATGCGATTGAATAGATAAGCATTTTTCCAAGAGAACATAGCACAGTTAATATAGCATCTGTGGACGAAATCTTCAGGATTGGGAACCTTTATTTTGATGTTATCAAACTGGTCTTTATACTCATATATTTTTATCTTGATAGTACTGATGATGATTACTTTGATTAGGTTATGCATGTAAGTACATTTAGTATACTTGACAACCTTCTTATACTCGTCTGCTACTATATTGTTGTTCCACTTACGAATTTCGAGCAATTCATTTTGAAAGTCTTTCAGTGTTTTTTTATTACTAAAGCAATCATTGTATATACCATAAAGCCTCTTGGAAATAGGAATACTCAGTAAATCCTGTATATGCTCCATATACTCATCTCTGGTATCTATCAATCCTTCCATTTCCTTATAAATAATCTAAAATATCATAGTCTTATATACAAGGATAAAAAATAAATCATTTAAGTAGAATTATTGTCAATGCCACCAAAACAGGCTAAACCAAAGTCTCATGTAAACAAATATATAAACCTATTAGAAACGAAACCACAAAAATTGCCTGTAAATTATTTAAAAAAAAAAAACACATTTGATATTGACATAAGGAAGAAACTATATGAGTCTAGTTTTAATTCACTAAAATACAGAATAATAATAGAACATGAAAAAACTTTAATTCATAAAATTGATAATTTTATTCAATCAAATAATGACTTAAATTTTCAAGCAAAAAAGAATGAAATCAAAAACGGCATATATACAATTTTCAAAGATTTTAAGCGTGATATGAATAAAATTACTTATCAATTAGATTTTGTTAATAGTTTCAATAAATATTCACAAGTCACAATAGATAACATAAAAGAAAAATATATTAAGTTATTGTCTGATCTTTTATTTAAAAATAAAAATACAAAAGTAGAAAGTGTAATAGAACATATATCTGATGAAATCTTGAATGATTTCTTAAATAAAAATAAAAAATATCTAAACCCATTTAAACTTTTACTTGATAATGAAAGCGAAAAACTAAGTGAATTCAATTCTGAATCAGATTTTATAAAAGGGTTTATATTACACAAAAATGTTATCCATAAAGATAACAATGAATACAGCAAAGGTAGGTTTCCTTACAAAGACATTGAAAATTTTGCTTCTACATCATATTTATATGATGGTAATAAACAATTCTCATTCTACACAACTGTATTTAAAATAGCAAGTTATCTTACATATTATGTTATTCAAAAATATAATCATCATTTTTTACTAGCCTATTTTTTTATATATAATGTTACTGAAATTTTATCATCAAATGAAAAAAGAAATCTTGAGATAATATCAGAACAATATAATAATAATATTTTACAAAAACTATCACAAACTATAGAAGAAGAAAAACAAAAAAACATCATCATACAATGTGTACTGAGTATATTCTCATTTCATCAATATGCTAAGCATTATCATAATAATACAGGTGATATCAATCAAGCCTTTGTCTATAATGAAACTAAACCACCAGAAGGTAAAAAAAGACATGTGAAATACATACTTGACGATAAAGTGTTCTATCTAGAAGATATGGGATATATTGTATACATCTGGGGCTTCAATCAAGGTAAAGAACAAATAGAAGAGATTGGAACCCCTGATAAACAAAAAATATTAAATGAGTATTTGAATTTCTTTAATGCACTATCATTACAATCATTATTATCAAAAACAGATATCCAAACCAAATTAAGTTTTAATAATAGTGAACTACAAGATATAACGGACCCAAAAATGTTTGAAGTAAAATTGGTTAACATTATACTTGGGTTGTTGGAATATACAATTGATAGTACAAACAAACCACAAGATGCAGAAATTATTAACAAAGATAATCCATGTTATTTAACAAAGCCATCTGATGTCGAGTTTTGCTTTGCAGTAAATGCAACATCTGGTGATATTAGTTCAGTAGATTCCACTAAAATAACATATAATGATAATACTTTAAATATTAATTCTGAAACATACGCTACATCTGATAAGCCAGAACATAAAATAAAGAAATATACCAACGATAATACTACAATTTACCTCATAAAGAATAAGAATGTTCCTTCATTGCATATAGCATATATAATAAGCGACAATGATATATCTATAAAAAAACAAATAGAATATGAAAACAGTGAAATTAAAAGAATATTTGATGTGTATCTAAGTGACCTCTATGATTTGACAAAGTTCTTAACAGAATAAAAAAATTGATTTATTGACATAGCAAAATGCTGTTATCATAAACAAAGATGTTTTGCAAGGTTGCTTATTGCAGATACCCATCAACGCATGTTACTAAAGGACATAGATGTGGTGTCTGTGGAAGTAACGGACATGGTGAAATTGAATGTTTCAATGGAAGAGCAAAGTTAGAATTGCAAATGTATCATGAGGATGTCTTGCCAAATAACAAGATTTGTACTGTTGCTGATTGTGCATCCAAAGATTTGCATACAGTGGAAGCGCATCATTGCCCGGTTTGTAAGAAGCGGGAACCTCATACTATCGAAAATTGTCCTAGAAATAGGTCATCTGTATTGGTACCTTCTGTAGTATATCATATAAAATGTCCTGTATGTAGAGTTGACAATACTGTAACAAATCCCAAAAAAATATTTGGTCTCAAAGATGAATGTTGTATCTGTTATGATAATGCTGTCGAAATCTTATTTCCGTCATGTTATCATTGTTGCATATGTTTAGAATGTCTACATAAAAGCCAATAAATACAAATGTAATATTATGTATAGGAACTATATGTCTAAAGTACTTGAATTCAATCAACAAGGTATAGACAAGATAAAAGATATATTAAAAAATAATAATAAATTATTTGTTTTTTTTTATAAACAAATTGACCCAACTATTATACAAGATATTTATAAATTGCGGATAACTAAAACAAGTTCTTCTATAAGTTTCAAAGAAGATATATCAGCATCTCAAGATACAACATTACTAATAGAAGACAATGATATCATATATTCAGTATTCGTACATCAAGAGATAGAAAAAGACAAACAATATACTTCCATTAAGATAGAATTTTTGAATAAACAAATCTATAATTTAAGAATTGATAAAATAATTGGTGTTGTAAAAAGTAATGATATACCAGAACAAAAATACTGGAGTGATGTGGCACAAGAAATATATAACGTTATAATACCATCAGAACATATTTCTTCTACAAAATCTGCTACAATAGCTTCCACAGCTTCCAGAACGAGAGCAGCTTCCACAGCTTCCAGAACGAGAGCAGCTTCCACAGCTTCCAGAACGAGAGCAGCTTCCACAGCTTCCGTAGCCATAGCAACACAAAACATCCCATATTTCAAAATTAATCAAGATGGTGTCAATTATATTCATAGTAGCATGAAATTGATAAGAGATGAATATGAACGAAATAATCAAAATAAAAAAGGCCATGAAACACCTGATAATCCTGTATTTATGCAAAAAATTCAATCTCGTGTAAATAAGAGTAGTCTAGCCACTGATGGAGTAATTCAATTTACACAGAATGTAAAGAGTAATTTTGAAATGTTTGTCTTGAGACAGAATGGTGTAGTTTTTTCAATTTTAAATAATGGTAAAAAACTGGGAACTAAATACAATATGAATTATGAAAAAGATAAGGCATATACTGTCATTAATATATTTATTCATTCAAAACAATATTTAATTGATTTGAACGATATTATAGGTGTTGTAAATTTATCTGATAAGCCAGAAATAGATTTCTGGTATAATCTAGCAACATATTTATCAAGCACTATTCCAGATAACAGCATTGATACAAGCTTTCAGCCATCCTATCTAGTAGCAAAAGCAACATCACCTATTCAGCGTTCACCTGCAGCAAAAGCAACATCACCTATTCAGCGTTCACCTGCAGCAAAAGCTACATCGCCTAAAATTTCTCATTTACCTGTTGCAGCTAGAACAGCTGAAAAGAAACTCAAAAAAATATTAAAACCATCTGAATATAATAGGTATATAAATGATCTATCTGAACTAAAGACACCGCAGCAATGCAATCAAATTATTGATGAATTGCAAAAGATTGATGATTTAAGTGTATCTACCCGTCCAAAAGCACTTATTAGAAATCCTAAAAATATAATAAATCCTAATCACAGACCTGCAACAATAGCTTTTGATAGTGATATTGTATTAAGTGCACTATATAAATGTTATCATGACCCAAATCTTGGAGTGAAGGATGTTTTGGATGTAATTGACTTAGATGTTTTACAACAAGATAAACCAAAATCAAGAGCAACACAACAAAACGAAAATATTCGATTAAATGATATCATGGCATCTTCAAAAATCGAAGAATATAGAGTTTCTTGTAATTATCTGAAGACAAAAACTGAAATAGAGTATGATGAATATGTGCTGCATATGCAAAAATTATTTAGAATTTTACAGGCAATATATGATTATTTTCATAAGGGTAGTAGAAAAGAACATAAAATTACAATATATTTATTTGATGAAAGAACAATAAATAACTATCAAAAGCATATAGAAAATTTAAGTATTGGCGAAATGACAAAAATCAGTAGAGGTGTCATATTTCATGACGAAAGACCGGTAAAATCCATAGATAATGTCCTTAAAAATACATTTTTAAATAGAGCTATTCATTTAAAGTTTTTTCAAAACACTACCATTGTATTTAATCATGAATATTCACATCATAATGTTGATGATGATTTTGAATATCATAGATATACATCCATATTACCTAAATTTCACTGTCTGAATTCTACTGCTGAATTAAGTAAAAAATATAGCAAAGATATTAACAATATGCTATTAGAGCTAAATAATTTTACAAAAGATTTTCCCGAAGAATATATTATCAAAGGATTGAATAATCCCAGTTATGAAAACCTTTTTCGTAATATATCATCGTACAGTGATGATAAGGCTGTCAATAAATTGTTATGTGTTCTTATCAATAATAATTATAACAAAAAACAGAGTATAAAAGATTACTATTATTATTTTCTATATGATGGTCCTGCTCCCGCCATATCTCTTATGAATGCAGTAGATTATGTTAAATCACTAAATACATACCAACCTTTGAATATATTTGATAATGATCTATCTGATATAGAAGCCTTTTATAAAGGAACATCACCATTATTTAGCAGGGTAGTGAATGAAGGTCTACAAAATCACATCCTTCATGGTGTGAAATTACAAGAAAATACTACAAGAAAACTTGAAGTCGTATTGAAATACGCACAATTTTCACATAAACCTAACTACAACAAAAATGATATTTATGTCTTCCATGGAACACAGAATATGATGCATGCAAAAGATGAAAGAGAAATAAATTTGATATCATTCTTGTCTTGTAGTTTTAATATTTATATATCGATTGATTATGCCCTAAATAATCTTATTGGGTCTACTAACACATACAAAAAAGGAATTGTATATATTTTTAGGATTGAAAAACACCAAAATTATATCAATTTTAATGATGGACTATTTCAAATAATATTATTACCAGGAACAAAAATTATAATTCATAATGAGATCAATGTAGGTCGTATTAAGTATGTATTATGTCATATTGATGATACTGATGTATTAAACTATGGCAAACAATTACTCAAAGACATCAAAGAAGGAACTGAATTATTGAAGACTTATACAATAACAAGATATGTAATATCTGATGTTGATGTTGCCAAATATCCTTATGTTTTTCAAATGCCATTTCCCGCTGACCCAAATGATAGAAGAAAATTCAGAAATCATGTAGAAAATATTTTTGTGATAAAACATCAAAATACAGATTATATATATACATCCTTAGGAAAATTAGCCAATAATTATAATATGCATTCATTTCATAATATACAATATACACTACATCAGCATTTCATTAATGATTGTTATCATTACTTTGATGTAAATTGTGCCAAATATATTCTTGGCTATGATCGAGATAATATTTATACTGCATGGAAAGTTGACACAGATTATGTTCCTTCGCATCACGATTTCAAATATAATATCAAAAATTTGTTAATTGATTGTTTATTGGGAAATATAGATTGTCAAAATAGCACTAATTATTTGGTGCTAAATAGTAA